CGAGATAGAACAAAGGATTGAAGATGAAAAAGATAAGCTGGCGAGCCCTAAACGATAAGCTCGCGTCGCTCACTGAGGAGGAGGTGTTTGCCATGCTAACGCAGGAGCAGCTGCATGAGCGCCGCGCCTCGCACCTGCAGCGCCTGCATCAGCGCTACTGCGCGCTGCGTGACGCCCGTGAACGGATTGAGATCATGTCAGGAGCCATCAAGCCATGACCCCTAAGATAAACCACCCCCTGTTTGACGCCATCATCAAAGAGTTTGGCTTGAAGAGCGACGCGGCTCTAGCGCGCTTTCTGGAGCTTGAGCCGCCCCACGTCTCACGTCTGCGGCACGGCAAGTACGACCTGTCAGGCGACATCGTGCTGCGGGTCTACGACAAGACCGGCTGGCCACTGGAGCGCATTCGCGGATATTTGAGAGGGCCAGAATGAAGTGTCAACATTGTGGTTCCCGTACGTACGTTGTCAATACAGCGCAGCAGCCAGGCGGCATCCGACGCCAGCGCAAGTGTGATTCATGCAAGAGTAATGCCTACACAGCCGAAGTGTGGATTGCCGGCAACGTGATGGTAGGCAAATCAATTTATACTAAGGACGAGGCAGCGTTGATAAAAAAGAAAGGCGTTGACGCGCGCCGTGCAAATGAAGACAGGAGGAAAGAAGATGCTTCGTGATGGATATTTTATTCGTGAGGAACCCCCTAAGATCGGCGCGCACTACACGCCGCAGTTCTACCAGAAGCCGGCAACGCCTGAAGAGCGGTTCGTGCAGGACATCATGCTGGGTGTGCCGGTGCGCTACGAGTCGCCGGTGGTGAAGTTCTTGGGTCGGCTCTTGAGCGTATGAAAGAGCTTGTCATCATCTACTACGCCGCGATCGTGGTGGCGACTGTCGGCTTTCTGGCGTTCTTCATCCCTGAAGAGCGCCGCCCCACGCCTGCTGAGTGCGGTGTGGCCGAGATCGCGCCTGACATGTCAACGCGCGACCGGGAAGTCTGCCGGCAGTTACGCCAGCATCGTCACCGCATGTGACTTGGTCTCGTCCACCCGGCGCAGCCAGCCCTTGCCAAAGGTCGCAAACGTCGGCAAGGCTTTATAAAACAGCTCTTTCTCCATGCTGAACTTGGCAATCAAGTCCGTCGGATCAGCGGCCCTCAAGGCGGCTAGCGTCTTGGGGCCGATGACACCGTCAGGCTTGGTGCCAAGGGCTTTCTGCATGGTCTGGATGGCACGGCCAGGGCCAGCGTTCACCGCGAAGTCGAACATCAGATAGTCGAGGCCGGTTGGCAGCTCGTCGGCCTTGACCGCATCCCAATACTGTTTCTTGTAGAGGGGCGCTACCATCGCTGGCGTCAACGCGCGCATCTCTTTTTCGCCAACAGCTTTTTTGACCCATGCTTCCCACACCCGTTTGGTCACGCCAAGGTTGGTCATGCCGCCTGGGTCAAGTTTGTGATGAACGTAACCCCCTTCGTGCTTCAGGACGGCTTTTAACGCTGCGTCGAAGTTCTCTTTCACTTCTTGTCGGGTGTGACGACGCCGATCAGACCGGCGACTGCCAGGCCAGTGGCGATGATGGCATCAGCCATTTGGGGTGCGATGGGCACGCCAGCGGCAGCCAGAAACAGAAAGAAACCGCGCCATGTGGATGGCTCTTTGGCTCTTGCAAGGATAAAACCTTTCATAGTACCTCCTGTGGTTACTTGTCCTGCTTGTGGTCGAGCTTGTCGAAGATCTTGGTCAGCATGTCGCGGACATCACGGATGTCTTCCTTGTAATCCTCGCGGGTCACATAGGTGTGCGGTAGCGCCCGCACGTCGGTGTCTAGCCGGTCGATCGAGCGGTGGATGTTGTTCAACACCCAGCCGCCGAAAAAACCGGCGATCGCCACCGCGATATTGAAAAGAACTTGCGAATCCATGTTACGCCCAAGTACCTACGTTCACGTTAGCGCCCGATGCGCCGATGGGGTAGATTAAAACATAGCTGCCAGCAGTTGTTGTATAAGCCCCTCCTGGTGCTGCCGATAAAGTGTACTGGGGGATAAACGTACCCCCAACATTAACAGATACAGTTCCTGCAACACGAATGTGCGCGTATACAGTTGCCGTGTTTGCAGTAGCTATACTGGTAGCTGATGCTGTAGTTGCGTAGCCCATATAAGTTTGGCTGACGGTTGCCGCAGTGCTAAACGCCCCGCTTAACGACTCCCAAAAAATGTTGTTTAATGTCGCAGCACCGCCAAACCCAATTTGAAAACTGTGCGAGGTAGTTCCTGCGGTTTTCGTCAATACAGCAACTATTTCAAACGCATACACTGTACTTGAGGACAGCGTTACACCAACACCAAATAGGTTTTGCGCTGTGTTGACGTTGGAGCCTACCAAAGCAGAATCCAGACGGAAGAACTGCGCGCCTGGCACAACGCCTCGCTGAGTACCTGCTGGCGTGAAGTAGAGTGCTGTACCGTTATAGTCCAACGCACCTGCAACGGCTGTACCCAAACTGTCAGCGTTCAGGATAAAGTTATCGGTGCCGCTAATAGTTACTGGCATGTCAGGCTCCTCAATTCATCGGTAGTTTGGCAAGCATCCACCAGACTTGTCACGTCACGCAGCCGCTGCTTCTCAGCCACGATCGCAGCCGTGTCGCTACCCGACTCCAGCGCGCGTTGGAATGCCACATCAAGCGCTGCAAGCAGCGGGGCACGTTCAGCACGAAGCCTACTCTTTGTGATGGCTTTGGCCTTGTCAATGTCGATGACTATCATGCTTTCACCTTCGCATCAGTAAAGTCAGCCGTCCACGCATTGCGGAACTCACGGTCAGCCGGAATGTCAGCAGCGTCAACAATCAGGTATGGCTTGCCGGACGGGATGTCTTTCATCGCTAGTTCAAGCGATTCTATTGGCACTAGAATAGAAATGCCACCTTCGTCATTAGGGAAAATAATTCGTTTCATGGCTTAACCTTTAGCGGAAAATGGCGGCATAAATATTGCCCATATCAACACCAACATTAGCACTTGTAGACTTAGCAGTAATACGAACTGCACTAGTGGATTGTGTTGTTGGGGCGGCTGTATCCGATGACGCATCAACTTGCATTGTTCTACCAAAAGTCATTGCAGTCGTTATGTTTACTGCATAATTAGCATCCGGCATCGCGGTCGTAAAGTTCACCGTATAGTCACCTGTGCCGTTATCCAAAATACTAGATACATTAAACGACCCACGAACACCTGTCATCGACGCAGGGTTCGTTACAGTCGTACCATTAAAGTTCACCCACGCACGACAGAACGTACCAATCTGCGTACCAGCACTATCCTGTACGGTAGGCGGCGTGTTCGCAACGCCGTTTTTCAGCACCAGTGTGCTAGTGCTATCGGCTTGCAGTGTATCTGCTACAACAGTTCCAGCCATGATTTACCTCTTACTCGTAAAGGATGTTGATTGTGCCAGCGTCGAAGGTGTCTGTGCCGTTGACTGTGGTGATGCGAACGCGGTCTAAAACACCACCAAGAGTGATGGAGCCACCTCCTACAGATACCAAAAGACTGCCGACATCACCAATAACATGCGAAGATGCCCATAAGTTATTTCCTATGTGCGTAAGTGTTAAATGACCAAACTTGGTTGATGCAGCGGCCATCCCTTGAATTGCAAAACCAGTAGTTGCAGCACTAAAAGTTGTTCCAAAACCAGTTTCACTGGAATAGCCAGAAGTAGTAACGGAACCTGAGCCAATTTGAACTTGAATAAATGAACTTCCATTGGTACTCACCCCGCTAAACATCACCGTAATCCGCTTAACCCAAGATGGGATGCTGGTGAAATCAACGCTAGTGCTTGAGGCGGTAACAGCAGTACCCGACACAATGGGCGCCAATGTTCCCGTGACATTCACTAAAGTCTGTGTCGTACTACCCGCGACTGCTGGAGCCGCTACCGTAATCGATCCGCTGGTGTCGCCTGAGAGAACTAAAGAAGCCATAATTTATCCTTTTACAAAACAACCCAGCGAGCGCCGGACGAGACGGTGACAATCACCGGTGCGGTAATAGCCGTGAACGACGCAGACTGCGAGATGTCAACCTCGTAAGTGCCCACGCCACCGGTACCAGTGCCCAGCGCCGTGATGGTTGTACCCGTCGTAATGCCGGAACCGACAATCACCGACCCTACACCAACAGCACCAGATGTGACAGTGGCAATCGTCAAGGTCGTGCCTGCGATACTGCCGTCACCACTAAAGCCAGCACCCAGCGTGATCGGGCCGGTGGTCATGGCGTTCTTGGTTGACGGGATTGTATAGCTGATCGTGACCGTCTGGTCATTTTCGTAGAACACCTCGTCTGGCCCACCGCCTGTAGCGCCCGCCGCGTTGCCTACAGAACCCCACTGGTTGTTGCTGAAGCCCTCGAAGGTGTCCAGCGTGCTGTTGTAGCGCAGCATACCTTCGGCTGGCGTGCCTGGCCTATCCGTCGTCGCACCCACCGGCATCTGGACGTAACCCGTGCCTGAGAAGGTGACATCCAGCGTAGCTGAGAGAGTGGTAAATGCGCCCGTGTTAGGCGCCACGTCACCAATCGGCGGGGGTGAGGCGAACGACAGGTCGTCCACGGGCACCAGGATGTTGTCCGTCGTGTATTGCGTTACGTCGTTCTCGTCAGTAACGACAAACTTGTACGCGATCGTTGGCTGCAGCCAGATGTTGGCCATGCCGCGCGAGTCAAGAATGATCGGGTTGGCGTTGGCAGTCGCACCAGTCTGGTCGGTGTACGTCGCAATGGGCGTCGTCGTGCCGCCGGCGTAGGTGTAGACCTTACCGGCGACTAGCGGATTGCCGTTAGCGTCGAAGAACTGCTGCTTGGGTGTTGGGGTTAGGGATGCCATTTATTTCCTCAGATTGTTCTGATTGTCCGGTGCCAGCATGTTAACCGTCGCCGCCCCACGGCCCTCTCTAGGTATGACCATCCATTCCTGCGGGTTGTTTAAAAGACGCAACACTTTATTGCGCTCGACAGCCGGCAGGGTGTCTAACAATCGAGCCATATCTTGCCCTGATTGAGAAGCGCGCGTCAACTTATCCATGACGTTTTTGCCCAGCTTTTCTGACAGCGTATCTAATGTCTCGTTAGCCGCCGTAGTGGTTCGGCTTACTACGGTTGGCGGAGCAAACACTATTGACGCTGGCACGATTAACATTCTTTACGAGGGCTGATTATGGCAGTCACGATCAATGGTAGCGCAGGGGTTACCACGAACAGCGGTGCGGTCTATGACAGCTTGCAGACGGGCACAGCGGTTGCCTCGACATCGGGTACGAGTGTTGACTTCACATCGATACCTAGTTGGGTCAAACGGGTCACGGTAATGCTGCAAGGCGTTAGCACAAGCGGTACAAGTAACTGGCTTTTTCAGCTAGGTGCAGGTTCTGTAACAACGTCAGGCTATTTAGGTACTGGGTATAGAGCAGCTAACGCTGGATCTTGGGTGAATATTGCGTTTACTACTGGCTTTGGTGTGCCTTTTGATACTGGTGCTGCAATTGCTTCTGGTCATATAGTGTTTACTTTAATTAGCGGAAATACTTGGGTAGCTAGCGGTATGCTTTCTAGAAATGATACGACTGTTATGGGGGGAACTGGTGGCTATATTGCTCTTGGCGGTACACTAGATCGCGTCCGTATTACTACAGTGGCTCCCGGCACAGACACCTTTGACGCTGGCACGATCAATATCATTTATGAGTGACGCATGGACACGCAAGTTCTCTTCAACATCGCGGTGGCCATTGCAGGGTTCTTCGGCGGCTGGATACTAAACAACATCCACAAGTCGATCGATAAGCTCGACACGGACGTGCGCGCCATGCCGCATATGTACGTCAGCCGCGAAGATTACAAGGACGACATGCACGACATCAAGGACATGCTAGCCAAGATATTCGACAAGCTCGACAACAAGCAGGACAAGTAACCACAGGGGGTACTATGAAAGGTTTTATCCTTGCAAGAGCCAAAGAGCCATCCACATGGCGTGGGCTGTTTCTGTTTCTGGCTGCCGCTGGCGTACCTATCGCGCCTGAAATGGCGGAGTCAATTATCGCGACCGGTTTGGCCATCGCCGGTCTGATCGGCGTTGTCACGCCAGATAAGAAGTGAAAGAGAACTTCACCAAAGCTTTGCGGGCCGTCTTGATGCACGAGGGTGGGTTCGTCAACCACCCCAAAGATCCAGGCGGCATGACCAATCTGGGCGTCACCAAAAAGGTGTGGGAAGCATGGATAGGCAAAGTTGTTGGCGAAAAAGAGATGCGCGCGTTGACCCCGGCTACAGTGGCACCCATGTACCGCAAGAAGTACTGGGATGCGGTCAAAGCCGACGAGCTGCCAACGGGTTTGGATTATCTGATGTTCGACTTTGCAGTCAACGCTGGCCCTGGCCGCGCCATCCAGACCATGCAGAAAGCCCTTGGCACCAAGCCTGACGGTGTCATCGGCCCCAAGACGCTAGCCGCCTTGAAAGTTGCTGATCCGACGGACTTGATTGCCAAGTTCAGCATGGAGAAGGAGCTGTTTTACAAGTCGCTCCCGACGTTCGCAACCTTCGGTAAAGGTTGGCTGCGCCGGGTGGACGAGACAAGGTCACATGCGGTGACGATGCTGGCGTAACTGCCGGCAGACTTCCCGGTCGCGCGTTGACATGTCAGGCGCGATCTCGGCCACACCGCACTCAGCCGGTGTAGGCCGGCGCTCTTCAGGTACAAAGAACGCCAAAAATCCCACGGTGGCCACCACGATGCCTGCGTAGTAGATGAGGACAAGCTCTCTCATACGCTCAAGAGCCGACCCAAGAACTTCACCACGGGCGACTCATGGTACGGCTTGGCACCCAGCATGATGTCCTGCACAAACCGCTCCTCGGGCGTCGCAGGCTTCTGGTAGAACTGCGGCGTGTAGTGCGCGCCGATCTTAGGGGGTTCCTCACGAATAAAGTATCCATCACGAAGCATCGTCTTTCCTCCTGTCTTCATTTGCGCGGCGAGCGTCAACGCCTTTCTTTTTTATTAACGCTGCCTCGTCGTTAGTATAAATCGATTTTCCTACCTGAACGTTGCCGGCAATCCACACCTCGGCGGTGTAGGCGCTAGCCTTGCATGAGTCACACCGGCGCTGTCGGCGGATGCCGCCTGGCTGCTGGTTGGTGTTCACAACGTAAGTACGGGAGCCACAGCGCTGACACTTCATTCTGGCCCTTTCAAATGTCCGCGAATCCGCTCCAGCGGCCAGCCGGTCTTGTCGTAGATGCGCAGGATGACGTCACCCGACACATGGTATCGGCCATGCCGAAGGCGCGAGATGTGGGGTGGTGCCAAGTCCAGAAAGCGTGCCAGTCCGGCGTCGCTCTTTAGCGCGAACTCTTTAATGATGTCGTCAAACAGACGATGGTTAATTTTTGGGGTCATGGTTTGATGGCTCCTGACATGATTTCAATCCGTTCACGGGCGTCACGCAGCGCGCAGTAGCGCTGGTGTAGGCGCTGCAGATGTGAGGCGCGGCGCTCATGCAGCTGCTCTTGCGTTAGCATGGCAAACACCTCGGCCTCGGTCATCGACGCGAGTTTATCGTTTAGGGCTCGCCAGCTTATTTTTTTCATCTTCTATCCTTTGTTCAATTTCGGTGACCTTCTCGACAGCCCGCTCAAACGCGCGCGCCATCTGGTTCAGTTCTTTCTGGCGTATGCGCTCTTCTGCACGGGCGGCAGGCAGCTTCGCCTTCCAGTAGTCAATTCTTTTCACGTTGTTCGGCCTCCAGTTCACGCAGATCGTTGGCCACATCAGAGACGCCATGCCAATCGGATCTAGCGATCATGACATGCAGGTAGTCGATCAGAATCTCACGCTGCGTTTCGTACTTGGTAAAGTCCATCATTTTGCATCCTCCTTGGGTTTAGTAAATCGAGAGATCGGGATAATACGCTTGCTGCCGTCCAACATTTCGATGTGCACAAAGCCCTGCGAGGCCGCCCAGCAGCCGTAGTACGCACGGTTTAGCCCGTCGATGTCAAAGGCCATCTTCATGCCGTGGCACCAACTAGGGCGCTCTTGCGTTAGCACGGTCTGGACACTGATGTCGTTCGTGTACGTCAGGTAATCGGGCGAGGCAGCCATTGCGGGCGCTGCCAATAGTAAGAATAGGTATCTCATGTGTTCTTCTCCCGCAGCTTGGCTTCGATGGCGCGGGCAAAGTCTTGCGAACTGATGTATCTCTCGCCGTTGCGCTTCAAAGCAGTGATTTCCTCATCGGTCAGGTCAACCCATTGCCGCTTTGCTGAGGGTGGGGTGGTGAAAGTTACGCTTGGCGGTGTACGCCCTTCTTCCCATCTATAACCTGCCACCGGCTCCGGTTCAGGCTGCGCGAGTAGCGGCTCAATGATGTCAATTGCTGCATACACCTCATCGTCGTGCGTAGTCAGGTCTTCTACTGCTCGCAAAGCATCCAGCACCTGTTGCGCTTCCTCGCGTGTTAGTGTGATTGTCATTTCAATGCCTCCATCGCTATGTCGGAAATTGCTCGTTTGTCGTGGAGCGCGCCCCAGATCTTTTCGTCAACTGTCTTTTCGGCGAGTAGGATATAGACCCACACGTCGCGCTGCTGTCCAGATCGGTGGAGTCGTCCAATGACCTGTTCGTAGAGTTCCAGCGACCACGGCAACGACAGAAAGACCATGTGGCATCCACCGTGCTGGAGGTTAAGACCGTGTCCGGCGGATTTTGGATGTACAGCAAGGAGCTCCGTTTGGCCGGCGTTCCATCGCTCAATAGCGCGGTCATCATCGAGGGTGGCAAGTTTCGGATAGCGGCGACGAAGTTCTGCCACCTCTTCCTGAAACTGGTAAACGATAAGCGTGTTCGCATGTTGATTCTCCTCCAGTAGTTCGTCCAACCGATCAAACTTGTGGCTGCTAAACCAGACAGCCTCCTTGCTGCTGGTAAATTTACCTGCCACGTCTGACGCCGCCCGGCTGCTGTCGTACACGAAGCCAGATGCCATCTGCTGCAGCTTTGATGTAACGGCTGCAGCATTCGCCGCCAGCACTTCAGCGGTCGGAAAGCGCACGACGAAGTCTTTCTTCATCTTCTCATAGGGCAGCCGGTCGGTAAGCGCGCAGCGCAGCTCGACGACATGGCACTCGGGCAGCTTGTCCTTGTACTCGCCTGGCTCCAAGACGTAGGTGGCCGGCTTGATGCGCTCCATGACCAAGGGCAGGGCGCCTGGGCGTGGCAGCCACTCGCCGAAATCGCGGTTCATGCAGACAAAGTATTGCTGCAAGAAGGCGCCCTTGGCGCGGCCTAACAGCTTCTCGTCGATGATCTTGCACTGGCCGAAGACGTCCTCGAGCCCGTTGCTGGTGAACGACCCGGTCAGACCCCAGCGGATTTTAAATTGACCGATCACCTTGTGCAGCGCCTTGAACCGCGTGCCTGATGGGTTCTTGAGTTTGGTCAACTCGTCGAACACGATGGCATCGAATCCTGCCGCACCGTAACTACACAGCCACTGCAAGTTGTCGTAATTGATGACGACTACATCGGCAACGCCTGACATGGCGCGCTCGCGCTGGTTAGGTGTGCCTACCGCTACAGCGATGGTCAGTGCAGGCGCCCACTTGCGCGCCTCGATGGGCCACACGTCCGTGCAGACGCGCTTGGGCGCCAGAACGAGGAAGCGCGACGCGTAGCCGTCTTTCACCATTGCCTGCATGGCAATTAAAGTAATCATAGTTTTACCGGCCCCAACAGGGGCAAGAATCATCGCCCGGTCGCGCTCATATAGAAAATCCGCAGCTTCCTCTTGGTATGGTCTTGGCTTAAGCATGGCGGGCAAACTCCCTATGCAACATAGATCTAATTTCGCAAGCCACCAATTCCGCTAACTCTATGTCATCAAAACATCCGTAATGGGTGGTTTTACGGTTGATGGAAAACCGCACAATCCATTTACCTTGATGTGGCGTGACGTTCTTTATGCCGGTTTTAGACTTTACGTTTGGCTTACGGTTATATTGATTTTGCAGCCGCGTAGCCGCGCGCAAATTAGCCGCCACATTGTTGCCGGGGTTGCCGTCAATATGATCGACACAATCTGGCAACCACCCTTGCGTAAGCAAAAATACAACCCTATGCACGGCATAGTGTTTACGGCGATACGTTACGTAGTAGTAGCCAAGCGAATCAGGTTTTACGACAACCTTATCACCAACATGCTTGACCGCTACACCGCGTCCGCATTTGACGCGCCAATACAATGCGCCGTTGCGGTACTCCCACACGTTGGGCACCAAAGCCCATTCAGGCGCCAAGATCATCGCCCGATCGCGCTCGTATAGGAAGTCGGCGGCTTCGTCTTGGTATGACCTAAGCTGCATCGTTGCCTCTGGCGCGGATAGCTGCGGCGGCCTCTAGGTATGTCTTTGCGTTAAAAGCAATCACAGCACACGCCTCGCGTTCTGCTGCTGCAACTAATTCCGCAAATTTAAGCTGGGCTTTTACAAAATCGGAATCGCGCGAATTGTTAAACCCCCAACCCGCTTCCTGCGCCATGCGAATAATGTCCTCTTTGGTTAATCCACTCATCAATCATCTCCTTCGACCATAAACAGGCGTAGTTTTGTTTTAAGCGCAACACGTCGTTGCGGAAGATCTTTTGCAGCTCAGACAGCCGACCGCCTTTGGTTTTCAATTCGACAAACCATGTGGATCCATCAGGCATACAGGCTAAGCGGTCACTAACCCCGCGTTGTGTGACAGACTTGAACTTGTACGTCTTGCCGCCGGCACGCTCGACTGCCCAAACAAAATAATTTTCGATCTCTGATTCACGCATGGCCGAAATATAAGGCATCAAAAAGTATTTGACAAGGATTATTTTAGGGTCTACAGTCGAGGCTCAATCACAAAACGGAGGTAAGGATGGATCACTCTAATGTTGTCGGCGGCTCGACCGCCAAGCGCGTCATCAACTGCCCAGCGTCAGTCAAGCTGGTGCAGAAGATGCCGCCCAAGCCATCGAGCGAACACGCAGACCGTGGCACACTGCTGCACAACGTCATCGCCGAACTGCTGGAGTTCGACAAGAAGCCAGAGCAGTGCATCGGCGCGCAATACAAAGATCAGACACTCACACAGGAGTTAATCGATGAGAAGATTATTCCCGCTCTTGAAGCACTCGACGCCATCGACCCAGAAAAGCAGATGGAGTACATGGTGGAGACTCGCGTTGGCTTCGGCGATTTTTTGCCTGGCGTATTCGGCAGCACTGATTTGCTTGGCCGCCGTCATAACCGTGCATTCGTTATCGACTGGAAATTTGGCGACGGGGTGACGGTCGATGCGATTGAAAACCCGCAGCTTTTATTTTACGCGGCTGCGGCGATGAGAACGCCAGCAGCACAATGGGTGTTCGAAGGCGCCGAAGAAATAGAGTGCATCATCGTTCAACCGCCTGCAATCCGTCGCTGGGTCACAACACCTGCGCGCGTCAAAGAGTTCGAGCAGGAGCTGCTGTATGCCGTGCGCCTGTCGAGCTGGCCCGAGCCACCGATGACAACGGGCGACCACTGCCGTTGGTGTGCGGCCAAGCCGGTGTGCCCGATCATGACTGGCGCTGTCGATCGGGCCATTGCCAT